GACATTTCGCAATTTAAACCAGTAACTAATGGTCATGGTTCGAAAACAATATCCGATATAGTAGATAGTTTTGCTATAGTAATGATGCTTTTAACCGAACTACAATACCGAGCTAAGATTAAAACTATTACTAGTGATGTCGATAAAGCTATTTTCTTGGGTTCTAAGAAAAATACGGGAATTTTAGCTCACGATTTTATCGAAAAGCTTGAATGATTTTCTTATATTTAAAGTATGCCTAATAAAGAAAACAAAAATCAAAGAAAACTGAGAATATATCTAACAAACAACTCTAGTTTGTTAAAGACTAGAGTCATTAAATCTAAAAAATTATATTCTCGGAAAATTAAATACCGGTAGAACCAAAACCGGATCGATTTTTCTCATTGGATAAAGAATCTTCTATAAAATCTATATTTTCTTGTTTTTTATATAATCTGAACTGACAAATACGTGTATTTTTAGGTATAAATACAGTTCGTGTAGCTAATGCTGGAAAACGCCATAGATCATCGGGTCCACAATATGAATTGTCTATAATACCAACACCATTAGTTTGTATTATTCCATAATTAGAAAAAGTAGAACTTCTAGGAACTATATGAGCTTCATAACCTTCCGGCAATTTCATAGCTACACCCAAATTTATCAACTTGAAATCATTTTTCAAGAGATTTACATCGGAATAAGTGTATAAATCATACCAATCCGATTTATTTCCTTCTACTTTAACTATCTTGGTAGCATTTTCGAGATATTTTATTTTGATATTCATTTTAACTCCGTATTGTCAAATTCTATTGATTTTGTTAAGTCGGGTATTTCTGATAAAATGTTAGTTAAACCCGCAGCCATTAAATATGACATAATGTTAGTTTTTTCATGTTTATAAGAGTTATAGGCATTAATTATTTCATCTTCTATTTCTTTAGGTATAGCATCGAAACTAATCAGTTTATAATTAAGATCGAATCTTTCAGTAAGACCTTCTTTTTTAAGCCAAGCATTCAGATCAGCATGTTCTACTATAGCATTTGCTGTCTTTAAACCTATTTTCGGTCGTACATTCGGGATATTGTCGCTTTTATCCCCTTTCAATACTTTAGCCAGAAGAAAATTAGTTGAATTTGTAACTTCTATAAAATAATTCGTACGGGGATTGAATTGTTTATAACCAGGATATTTATACAACTGATAAAAATCAGTGTCTGTACTTATAACAGTTACATTGCCTTTAATATGTTTGACTAAAACTCCAATGACATCATCGGCTTCTGCACCGGTAACTTCTATGAATTTAGCTTTATACATGATTTTTTTGAGATTCTTTACTAAATCATCTAACATTTTATAATAATCTTTGAAATCTATGCCGGATTTATCTCTTTTATTGGCTCTGTCAGCTTTATAACCGTCAAAGATCTTCTTACGCCAATTATCACCACCTTCTAATGCAAAAATAGTTCGACCTTCGAATTTTTTAATAAATCTAGTGAATGTATTAACCAATTTATATTTGAACAAAGCATAATCATCATCTTTAAGTTCTAAAGTTGGAATAGAATACAAAATCTGAGAAGCTATATTAGAAAAATCTACGATTAAATAATCCATAATCGAAATATAAGTTATTCAAGAAAAAACATATTCGTGAAAAATATATATTATCAAATATGATTAATTTAGCTGGTTTTATTCAAGAAAGTATAGTCGATGGTCCTGGTATGCGTTCAACTATTTTCGTTCAAGGTTGTAAAAGACACTGCCCGGGTTGTCAAAATCCTAAAACTTGGTCGTTCGAAACTAAAGAATTAGTGAAAACAGACGATCTTTATTCACGTATAATTAAGGATAGCATTATTACAGGTGTAACACTAAGTGGAGGTGAACCTTTCGAACAATCCGAAGAATTGTTGGATCTAGTTAAAAAACTAAGCCCCAAATATAATATCATGATCTATTCGGGTTATACTTATGAAGAACTTATTCGTGATCCTATTAAATCTGAATTATTATTCGAAACCGATTTTCTTGTCGACGGGGCATTTATCGAAGAGTTAAAAGATTTAAGTTTACGTTTCAGAGGTAGTTCGAATCAGCGAATTATCGATGTAAAGAAATCTATAGTAGAAAATGAAATCATTTTAGCAAATATATAGTTATATGAATGATACTGTATTTTTCAAAAATAAAGAATTAGTATCTATGTTTTTTGGTAATAAAAAGGTCAATCAAATCTTTTTTGGGACAAAAATGGTTTGGTCTGACGAAGGTACAAGCCTAGAACCTACATTGTTAGACCGAGATATATGGGCTAGAGAGTTTTCCACTGAAACTCAAACTAATAGTAGATGCACGGGATTCATTTTTTATACACCTACAGTTACTCATTCGTGGTCAGGTATTCAGGGTAAAAGTATAATAGCTAACTTATACAATCCAATCTGTGGAATTGCCGAACTATCAGATAATATGGATGGTACATATTTGATGACTAAATGGCTTTATGTAGATAATTCTCAAAATTCTGTTAATGATACCGGTGAAATTATAGATGGTAATGAGATATATTATATGAAAAACACATATAACAGTTCAAAATTAATAAATTCTTGGGATGGTAACTTTACCGTTGGTAAACTATATGCCATAACAATAGTCGAAAGATATGTACCTTACAGTGTAGTAACAGGTGATAAAACTACATTAGTAAGTGCAACATCTAAAGGCTTTGAAGACTGGGAAATTGGCGATAATCAATGGCTTATTAACTTGAGAGTGAGTTCTCATAAAATATATGGTGAAATTTTAGTATGATTTATTCTTTTAATGCAACAACATTGGTAGATTTTACAGTTTCGATTAAGTCAGTTAATTATGATCTATTTTGCTGCAAATAATATAATATCGGATACTTTTTATTCTAAATCCTGTATTATAGGTGAAACTAATAATCTTATAAGACGACAAACTGAATACTCCTACAAAGGTATATCTGTTCAAACGGGCACTATTTCGAATTATATGAACGAAAAAGGACTAGCTTTTCCTTTTGTAACTTATTTCAACTCCGATTTGCACGATAGAGATATTCATTTATTAATGCTAGAAAAACCATTTCGTGATATAGTATATAAACTACCTTATTCGGCATTAAATACTAAAGAAGCTTTCGCATTTTATAGCGAAAGCTTGGATATTAAGTACAATATCTTAAGATTAAAAGATCTTATTCTAGCCAGTTTTTAGCCGATTTAGGTCTAGATATAGTCTTTATGAATTCGATGAAGGCATCTTTTATTTTCTTAGAACCTCCATTATCCAAAGTAGTTTTGAATACTTTAGCAGCATCGTCTACTACTTTTATTGTAGCTTTATCTAAAGTCAAATCTGGTAATTCATTACCCTTTACTACATCAGATTTAGGTTCTTTCTTCTCGACATATAATCCCGTTTTCTCATTCAATACCCATTTATAACATTCATTAACAGCATCTACATAAGCATCTTGACATGAAGGTTGTAACACAACATCAATGGTTATCAATTTGAAATTTTCAGTAACATAGTTATCAGCATCCAAATCCCCGACACCACGACTAGATACACCTAATCTGACATCATCGCGCATCAAACTAGAAACTATTATGCCATTAGGAGTATGTAATACTTTGGCTTTTCCTATAGCAAAATTACCATCCATTTGAAGTTCTTCTATTAAAATCGCAGAACTCTTAGGATCAATAGCAGATGAATCGGGATGATCTAATTCACCTAAACTTTCGTGATTTTTAATTAAAGATTGGAAAGAATTACATTCGCGTTCGATTATCTTATGTTTGTATATACGACCATTTCGATTTCTTTTTTCTGCCCCCATAAATGGCCCTTTAAGATACATATTAGTATTATCTTTACTATCACTAATGTATTTCAAATTCTCGGCTATTTCACGGTCATAAGCCTCATTAAACAATCTTAACATATATTTTCCTCTCAATTATATATATTTGAATGTACCAAAGCTGTAACCTTAGTGATCGAATTGTACTAAAATATAATCGAGTTGAATTTAAAATAGATGTTGTTTATTTACACAAAAACTGCCGTTTAAGACAATTTTTATCAATAGGGTATAAACATATAGGTTTATCTGAAATCGACTATATTTACACGTTTATTGCTTAAATTTAGCTCATTATTAAGATACTTAGAGATTTGTTTTATGAAGTATTCTACTGTATTAACAGGGACATTTCTACCGATGAACCTACAAGATTCACGATATTCCACATTGGGTACTGGGAAATCCTCGGGCATACCAAATAATCTCAAACCATCACGTCTGGATATTTGTCTATGTCTTATTATATTTACATCACGATAAAATGTCTTGAATAAAATAGCCCCGATGTAATCTACGGGGATATGTATATCGTCCATTTCAAACCAACCTCGTTTAACCTTGATTCGTTCGGTGATTTTATCTATCTTTTTAAATTCTTTATCGTTTTTAGCTATACTTTTAAGCAGAGTGCAATCTTCCAAATCGAAAGTTCTAGCAAAACGACGTTTTTTCAATAAATCACACAATATATCGAAATAATCAGAACCATATTTAGCTTTAGCAAATCTGACATATAATTTGTCAGTGAAAGATTTTTGCAATTGATCTTCGTTTTCTTCTGGCGGATATTTAGCTAAAAAATCCTTTAACAATACTCTTTTTTCGTGAAAATTCTCAAAAATAGGACAATTAGACTTAACGAAAATAACCATTGTCCTTGGTCGTTTATGAGGCAAACCATAATTTCTAGTATCAACTTTAATATAACTGACCGAATAACCTTCGATATTTGCTATATTATTAATCTTAACTCTTAAATCTTCACCTATTTCTTCAGAAAGACCAATTCCATTTTCATACATGAATACTTTTGGTTTCAAAGATAAAGCAAACTGTACACATAATAATTGATAATCGTTAAGATGACAATCCGATGATGCTCTATTTTCTCCCTTAAAACCTTGATTCATCATAGATAAACCAGAACATTTCGGACATGATACGATTAAATCTAAATTGGAAATATCTAGTTTATTAAAATCAGATTTAGTATTTTCATCTATAAATGGCCAAAACTCAGACTTTTTATCTAAATCCGGGTCGCTTAAAGATAAATATGGTCCAGAATAACCATGTTTAACTGCATAATTGTGATATAAATCACATACTTTTTTCAATTTTTGAAATGCTAAAATCGCAATAGGTTTAGATTTAGTTACATTCTCAACACCTAAAGCAATACCACCCAAATTAGGTTGAATTACAATATACTTCATATAATTAAAATATATAAAAAAAGACCCATATTAAATAGGTCTTTTTTATTCATTAAAACTTAACTTTTGTATGTTCCATTAGCCAATCGATAATATCATCTACTTTAGCTTCAGCATCGAAATATTCAAGATACCTATCTGACATAGCAATAACGACCTTTATAACTGGTTCATGATCCATAGTCATCAATGACATAGAAAAGTGAGTTTTACCACGTTCAACCCAAATTGTAATAGGTCCTTCATCGATAGTAGAAATATTGAAACCTTGTGCCTTATATACATTAGTAATATAATCCATAGTTTGTATAAGTTTTCTAGCCAAAATAAAATTATCCATATTTTCTCCTTATAATTTATTTATCAATAACTTCAATAGAAGTAATGTTATCGATGTTTATGTTCATTACCTTTAGTACAGTATCATCAATTGTCTTTAACTTAGGCTTCAGGAAATTCTTATACTTAGGATCATGGATATTAATTTTATTCTTATCATGATAGTATTCAACGATATTGTCATGTGAAGTAGAATATACACGGAGATATAATTTTCCAGAATTAGCATTCTTCAAGATAATTCCTTCGTATCCAGGAACCCATTCTCCTATCTTATTATGACCAACCTGGATAAGGTCAACAGGTTTTTTCATCTTTTCAGCAATAAGATCAGGATAATGATAATCTGTACCAGCAAAACTAAAAATAGTAGAATACTTCTTAATATCTTCGGTTAGGAATCGAAATTTTGAACTGAAAGTGTTCAATCCCCGTCCTTTATTAAAAGGAGAATCGTATCTTGCAGTCTTGATAATGATGTTATGTTTGCCAGTGAGCATTTTCTTTATTTCTGATAATGTGATATTCATATTATCAAATATAAAAAATAACATAGCAAATCGCAATAATATTACGCTTTCTTTTTAGCCCAATTTGCAAATGTTTTTATGCAACCAGCAGTATTTAATGTGGAAATATCATTTTCACAAAATTTACTAGCCGGGCAAAATACACATGACAGAGGTCTATTTTTGAATACCTCTATTGCATGATCAGTATTTTCATTCAGAGTTGATAACTTTAGCAAATCTATCCTAATTCGTCACATCTTATCATCTTCTAAATTTCCAGGAATTTCGGCACAATACTGCCAAAAATCATTAGTAGTAATAATTGGATATGGTCTATTAATAAAAACTCCTAGTACATCATCCATAATAACCCTATTTTTATCGCACCAAACCAACATTTTCTTAGGTTTTTCAAAAATAACAGATTTTTTGAAGATAATTTGCTTAACATTATCTAGCCTTTTGCCATTTTCTAATAATACAACACTAACCTGTTTTTCGATGGGTTTTTCATTTTCATTTTCCCACAGCATTTTCCAAATAAGTCTTTTTGTGTTTTTCATTTTAAATTTCCTTTATGATTCAGCAACACATTTAGATTCTACAAAATTGATAAATTCTTGTACACTTTCGGCAAACTCATATATGTTTATATCGTTTGTTTCTACTGCAAGACTCATCTTATACTCTAGCTTATTTTTAGCTCTTTCGAATTCTTTCTTATCGATCATTTTACACTCCCATTTCAGCAAAAGCTGTACTATAACTATTAAATAACCATTTCTCTATCTCAAAAATCGGTTTATATTCAAAACTAGATACTTCGGGCAACATTTTACCATTTTTATCAGGGAAAAAGCTATTACATTTATAAGATTTAATATCTGGCATATCTTCAGGTAATAGTTTAATCATGAACAGGATAAGATCTTTATCCTTTCTATATTTCATCGGTTCATCAGAGAACGGATACGCGGCTTCTTTATACTTATCAAAAGAATATCCTGTTTCTTCTCGAGCCTCTCTAAATGCACAAGTAAGATAATCTTCACCAATTTCAACATTACCTTTAGGTAAATCGTAATTGTTTTCTGATTTTTCTCGTCCAGTAGGCAGTTCGGCTAAAAACCGTACACCATCTGTTATTAAAAGTCCAGCAGATATCATATTAACCCTCAAATAAGATTTCATTTCCTTTCCAGATGAATTCGGGACAATAATCTTTAATTCTATGTGACCCTTTGTAACGCATCATGGGTACATCTAGATATTTACATACTTTTTCAAAACTTACCGAAAAAACTTTAATCTCATTAGTTCCACCAGGATATTCGGAGTCACTCCAAAGAAACCGGCCAATAGATGTTTCTATGTAGAACGTATGTCCAAAATCCCAGTAAAACTCACCGATTAGATTTCCAAGTTCTTCACGTCTTAATTCAGTAATATTCATATTAGTCTCATTGTTATTAAAAAATTACCAAAAGAAATAAAATTATTTTACCGCGATGCACTTGAATACGAATTCTTCATTATTGTGATACATAGATTCAACTTCCTTGCTATAGGCAATGCAAGTTTTTTGACTAGAAAATCCCTGCACCACAGTAAGTGTCGGCGAAGCGGAGCATGCCCCAAGGCAATTTAGAATAATGAATAATGACCACATAAATTCCTTATTTTTTGATGAATGTAAAATGATTTTTTATCATATATTCGGATGCCTCTTTATATGTAACATCGCAATAGTTTACATCAGCATGACTAAGACATGCTTCATATTTTGTAACATCCGGCTGCATACTACTTACATCTATCCTCATACCAATAAGTATTCCTAGTGCTACTAACATTGTTCCTATAACTAAAGCCCAACCTACATTGTCCATAAAATCTCCTATCTGATTGATATTAGTTAGTTTTCGTATTGGTATTATTTTTTAGATTAACTTCAATAGCATCAAGCAAATCATCAACCCGTTTAGGAATATTGGTATTTTTTTCAATTTGTTCGGCTAAATTTGCTCCAGCTGCAACATAAACTGTATCTTTAGTTGGAGTTACTATAGCAATAATGCTTAGGAACATTAGAATAACAATGCTCAGAATGATACGTCTCTTACTTCTATGAATAATCTCATCTTTTTCATTTTGAATGCAGCATTCCTCATAAATGAGGTATGTAAATACACCATATACTACTAGAGCTAGGATTCCTAAGGTTAATACTGCAGCTAGGAAGGTCGAGATACCATTTACAATATCTCCAAACCACATCATTTTAACGATTGCTGAATAATTCATGTTATATCTCCTTTTTAATAATGCATAAAATATACATCATTTTAAATATATTCGAAACTATTCTTTTTACATAATTGAACACCTATCTTTTTACAAAACAGATTACATTTTACCGATTTATTAGTTTTTTCTGGTCCTATTATAATATAATTCGGAGCTTTTATGTGTTCTTTTATCAAATAAATCCATTTTTCGAAGCTTATATCGCTCATTTCATCTGGTGTTCCAGACCAATGTTCATAATTCTTACCAAAAGGTGGACAAACTATAACAGTTTTATCTGTTTCTACTATTTGAGCTAAAACATCTCTTTTAACCCAATGATAATAATCACAAAAATTCTGATTTATATCATAAGCTTCTATTTTGCCTGTGCTATCTAAACCATGATCCTGAAACCATTGTCTTACACCATCTATTATACCACCGAATCCTGCCATAGGACAATATGCACCATTCGATATATCAATCTGCGATTGATATATCATTTTCAAAAGATCATTCTTTCTCAATGCTGTAACCTTAGGTGCTATCTTAGCTATTGTGAATCGATCGAGAATCAAACTCAGATCATCTGATAATATACCTTTGATATATCGTATACAAAAATTTGGATATTTTCCTGTTTCTAATGCTGAATCTAACATCTTAACCATGTTTTTAACGGCTTTTAATAGACATTTAGGATCTTTCCAAGCCTCTAATGGTGATTTATATCCGTTTACAAAACAAAACCATATAGGGTGTTCTTTCGGCCATTTAGCAGTACCAGGAAAAGGAGATTCGATACATTTCTGGACTAAATTATCAATATCTAAATCTCGATCATATAAATAATTGATCATATTTAATGGGTTTTTCCCGTTAATTATATCTACCTTATTTTCGACCATACATTGATATTTCGCCGAATCGATGGTGTTTTCTTTCTGCATCAAACCTAAAAGATAATCGTTTTTAAGGTCTATTATCCTTGAACCTATCTTAAAATCGGGAAAATAATAATGGGTTTCTCCTTCGAATACATAAGGAAACTTAATCTTAGGATGATATTCGAAGTCAATATCCATATATTTTAGCAAATTATAGAACTTAACCTCATAATTAGAATCAAATGTTATCCCATCATACTTAATCTTGTGCCACTTTGCTGTGTTAAACTCAACTGTCTGTGAATATGATCTAACACCATATCTTTGGAGATTAGTTTCCTGCATTTTCTTAACATTGTGATAATAACGATCACCATATCTTTTTTTGCAAGTATCATAACACTTTTCTCTAATTTCCGGTGATGACCAATCGTGTTTGTAACCAAACTTATTCAAATTAGTGGCTTCAATCCTAGATTTTATCTCTTTTCGTCGCTCAGGACTAATAGATTTCAAAGATTTAGACACCTTTTCTCTATTTTCTGGATCATTCATACTATTATTATCTGAATGTAACTTACTCAAACATTCTTCTGACCCACAAGTATCTAAAAACTTAAAATGAATAAATTTCCGTTTCTTTCCACAATACGGACATGCATGATCCGAACTATCTACATATCGTTCATAATAATCTACAATACTAAGATCTTTATGCTCTTTCTTAATATGCTGTGAAAGCTTATTCTGACTCCTATATCCTAAACCACAAATCTCGCAATGAAACTTCTTCTCCCTTTCGGCTAAAGATAAAGCTTCAGAATACTTCTCTAAACTACCATACTTTCGAATATGACGTCTATTTATTGCTTCAATTGAAGTTCTACTTGCTCCATATTTGGACAACATGGTCTCTCTCTGCTGCTTCCGGACACATACATCTCCACCACATGTACTTAAATATCCACCATGCTCAAACCTACAAGCTTTTCCACAATACTTACATACATGTTTGACACCGGGCTCAATATACTGATCATAATAACTCTTGTAATCCACATGATGTGTACGCTGGACATGATTAACTAATCCACCTAACTTACTATACTCTTGTCCACAAATCTCACATCTCATATTATCAATATACAAAAATTCCTGTGTTTATGACACAGGAATTTCAAGATTAAATGTTCACTCTATTCTTTAGCTCAGCTAACTTACCGTCATTCCAAGATTTCGTAATGGACTTTCTAGGCGAGCCACTTAAATATCCTGTTATTCTTCGAACTCGGATAAAATCATCCTCTAATTCCGATCCACACTTTGGACACTTCTTATCTATTACTCCGTGAAACATACAAGTTGTACCATCTTCTAACTTATTTATGCATGTATCACTATCCATGGTACATGTAAAGTATCCCAAGTTAGCCTCGTACATAGCATCAATAACAGATTTTACAGCTTCTAGATTTTTAGAAAGATCTCCGTCTAGTTTGTAATAGAATATATGCCCAGCATTAGTTATAGCATGAAATGGTGCTTCCCAATCTAGTTTATTAGGTAGAGTAGTTTTCAAGTCGAATGGTAGCATGTGGCTGTTTGTGTAATAGCCTTTGCCAAATAGTTGGAAGAGATCCAATTTTGCCAGTTTTTTGTTATTTTGGAATAGATTTTTGTCTATATTTGCGAATCTTCCAGCAGTAGCTTCAGCAGGAGTGGCGAAACAGCTCCAGTTCAAATGAGTTTCTTTTTGACAATTTTTAGTAAAATCGAAGATGTGTTGGATTATTTTGAATCCTAGATCTTTGATTTCTTTGTCTTTTCCCCAAGTTTTGCCCGTTAAGGCTAAGATAGTTTCATATAGTCCGACATATCCTATGCTCAAAGTAGATTGTTTTAGAACTTCGCCTATTTTATCAGTTATGTTATGAACTTTATCATCACTTGTGAGGTATAAACCTTGTTGCATAGTGAATGGATAAGATTCATAAGTTTTGTTTGAGATTAAGTTGAAACGATCTAATAATGATTGTTTTACATCTAATAAGATTTCATCTAGTTTATCAAAGAAGAGTTTAATTCGTTTATCTTGATCATCTTCGTCTAGATAAGATTCTATTGCCATTCTTGGTAAATTGATGGTATGGAAAGCGAAATTACCACGAGCTGTAGTTTGTTCTGTGCCATTGGTATTACCGATTACTCGTGTCCTGCAATTTCCCGAATTAAAACCAGACAATTCAAATCTACCCGATTCAGTTTCAACATCATAAGAATCTGCCACACTATTTATGTATCTTACCGAAATAACTTTAACTCTAGTATCGAGATAACGAATTGTATCACCAATTCTTATATCTTTAACATATGTACGTCCACGTTCAAGATATAGCGGATGATCATCGGTTAATCTTAGAATAATGCGATTTGAAAATTCAACTTCTGTCCAATTATTAACCATAGTATTTTTAATCAATTTTTTGCATTTAACAAAATCTTGTAATTTATTATCAAAAACTTCAACATTATATTGTGCCAAATCTATGTATTCTGAAACTTCAGAATATCGATTAATCTTGTATTTTTTGCTGAATTCATCCCACATGTCTTTAAATTTAATTTTTATCATCTAAGCATTCCTTTTTTGAAATTTTCTGGTATTTCATTATCGGTTTTAAACATCTTATTTTTAATACCATCATTATACCAATAATACCCTTTGGTTGACATCCTTTTATCTTTTTGTACTACATCTGTACGTCCACGTACAAAGCCTTCTGGTATTTCATCAGTTTCTTTAAGTGTGATGTTAATAACAGTATTTGTATACCATTTCCTTCCATACATAGCATTTCCTTTACCAAACCTTTGCCCAGTTCTTCTCATAGTTTCATTCGATTTAGCTGCAATCAATCTAGAATTATTAGCATTTATAATTCGTAATTCTTCAAATTCCTTTGGTGTAATTCTAATTTTATAACCACTTTTTGGAGAATGTGCTTGATAATGCCAGGCTTGAGCATGTTGCCTAGTTGGAATTGCTTTGTATAACAAATGATGAGCAATAATATGTTCTTTTGCAGTAAAAAATACTAAATTTTCTATACAATTAGAACCTCCATCACACACTGGTATAATATGATGTAATTCTAGATATTTAAAATTGGTCTCATTATAAATGATACCTTTCAAATTTCTCAAACTTCTGGTACGTGAATAAAAATAATTAAAACGTATCTGTGATTTTTGGCATAAAGCATCATAAATATGTTTATAATTCATATAGTTTTACTTTATAAAAAGAGTATTCCGGGTTCTCAATTTTATTTATAAAATATAGGTCTGATCCAGGAAAAATTGCCAGACTTACAGAAAGTGAATAGTATGTACCTATATTCATTGAATTATTTTCCGTTTACACGAATTTTTAAAGTTTCTTCTCCGTCCGCGCACCCCATAGTAGCAATAGTAGTGCCTGGAATCAGTTTTTTGATGTGAATTTCACCATTATCAAAAGAATCCAATTGATATAATATAGATCCATCTAAATAATAAGCATTTTCGAACTTTTTAGGTTTTTTCAAGTGTTCTATGGTATAATCTAGATCCCCGAACTTAAAGTATCTTACTTCATAATTATCATCTTTTTTATTAACTTTAATGATTTTTTCATCATATTTTATGTAAGGTTTATTAAATGTAGAATCGCAGTTAACAAAATTCGGATAAAATCTACGAGCTAAACACTTAATAGCATCTAGATAAATATCATAATTTGGATCGATTTCGTCTTTATTTACACCACGCATCAATTTGAAGATCAAAATAGGGAATATAGCAGTTAAGCCGTCTCCTAGTCCTTCGTATTGTGATTTAATCAAGTTTATAGAAACCATACGACCACAATTCGAAGTGTCGAGTCCGAAGTTCAAACTAGAAAAAGGAACCTGATTGCCCGAACGTGATTGTAATGAGTTCAAGTTACCTATAAGAGCTTCCATAGCTTGATGAGTGTCTAGGTTAGTCTGCTTAATAGCATTATTAACGATTTTCACATTGAATTTGCGATATAAACTGCCAATAGGTTCGTTAAGTGAATAATCATTAGTATAATCTTGGTAAACACCAGTATATTCGACATAAGAATCAAATTCTTTTTTCAAATTGTGATGAAATGACTTATCTACGAATGGAGCTAAATCGAAATCTAAATTGTCATCAGCAATTCCTCCGAACTGTTGATTAGATTGTAATTGTAAAATTACAGCTGTAAGTGCACTGGCAGTTTGTATTGAACTAGGAGATCTAAGAAATCCAGTCCCTGTGTCGAAACCATGTTCTAGTAGTTTACCTACTGGAGCGAACAGACAATTGAATGAAAGATTATAAAAATTCAGATCGTGAATATGGATTCTTCCCTCTTTATGTTCAGTAGCATATTTACGATCTATATCATTCAATAGATTATACATTTTGTTAGTTTCACTAGCGATTTTACCATAAGTACCGGCTGGAGTTGCTCCGGCTTCGTTAGCATTATCTCTTAAAATGTTAGAACTTTTCAAATCGGATTCGGTAATTTCTTTAATTGTCTTAACAATTTCGGATTTAGTAGTTCTGACTCGATTACGTTCTTCTCGATATAAAATGAATGATTTTGCTGCTTCTTGATGTTTAGCCATCAAAACATTTTCTACAATATCCTGAATTACTTCAACTTTTAATGTGTTTTTAGATGAAAGTTCTGCTTTTTCAATAACATCATCTGTAAGTTCATCTAACTCATTTTCAGTAAATTTAGTATTAGTCTCAACCAAAGAATTCTTTATAGCAGTTACAATTTTAGTCGGATTAAATTTTCTACGTCTACCATCTCTTTTAATTACTGTTTTTATTGTCATAAACCTCTTTTCTCTTTCCTTATTATTTTAGAATTAAATATATTTATTATTACTTCTATCAAAATGTTGATTTTCTCTACACAAAAAAGACCAATGTTTAACATTGGTCTAGAATATGTTTTTTGATCTTTTTAATTGAACATATCCTGAATATCGGCTTCTGTAGCAACTGTACCCTTAGTATCAGCACTATCAATATTTTCAGGTGTATCCTTTTCTTCTATGTGTCCAATAGGAAGATGAATACGAGCAGTATAACCCTTACAAAGTGATTCATAAGTGTCATGATTTTCGGTGAGATTAGCCAATGGTTTAATCTGTTTAGCAATAACTGTTAGTTGTTCATCAGTCAAAACTACACCATTCTTATCTGAAATAGGACCAGTCTTTCTCTTGAACTTATTAGGGATTATTCCACCTTTATGACTCTTGTCGTATTTGTAGATGAAATCGGCACCATTAGTCGGGCTGAAAACATCGATTCCCTCTACCAATTCATCAGTTTCATCATCATCATGAGGCTTGGCAATTTCTTTTATAACATTCATCGTGGCTTCAGTAAATTTATAACGGAAAACCTTACCTTCGGTAGTAGGAGCAGTAGGATTCTCAACTATATAAACATTAGCAATATATTCATTCTTAGCCGGGCCAATTACAGTACGTTGCTTGGACATATCTTCGCCCTTTTTCTTGAGTTCGAAATACTTTTCACAAAGTGGACATTTGCCCTTATCTTGAATACAATTTCCAACGAAAAATGGTGCTCCTTTAATTCCGCTGCCTACATAATGTTTACGAAGCTTAACAAACGGAAAATCTTCTCCCTCTGGGGGCGGCAAGAAACGAAGAACAACTTTCGTTTTACCTTCAGCATTATATGTGTATTTGAATAAATCTGATAAAGAACTATGACTTGGTTCTTCAATCTTATCTAAAACTTTTTTTGCATCATAACTCGAAAAAATAGGCATAATGTGTTACTCCTTGTAAATAAATCGCCTTATAACAAAATTTAGAATAAAAATTTATCCGATTCATCTAGAATGATGTGTTTCGTTATGAAATATTCAGAAAAATTCAAATACTTCCTCATTTTGTTAGTTTTATATATTTCCGGTACATTGACATTTTTTAGCACTTTCAAAAAAAACAAAGGACTTAGTTTTTCACGTATGGTTTGTAAATATAAATCTGTTTTTAATGGATTTTTATCCTGTTCTTCAAACATACCAGCCTTGTTCGATTTAATCTTCGAGAAATCTGATTTTATACTCGAAAAATGTAAATATGATATATTTAACAGTTTATTATAAGTATTATAATCCCCAATTTTCATTTTAATTTTGTGAAAATAGTTATATACGATCAAATAATCTAGAATACGGGAATCAAATCTAGCCGAATTTATCTCAGAACAAAGATAACTATATTTAGACCAATCTTTTGGATGACTCAATGTTCTAGGTGTTAAACGACATTCTGGTATAGAAAAACAATCTGGTTTTTTACACAGATTATTTTCTACCCATTTAAGATGTCTTCCTAAATCAGCGCTTTCCAGCATTTTCGCTCTTAATTTTGAATGAATTATACTTCTGTAAGATATTTTTCATTAAAAAATCTGCCGAAACGAAATCTTCAACTAAATATGAGCAAATAGTGGTCATTTTTATATCCTGTTCTACTGATATCTTAGATAAAACGAAATTGAATTTGTCAATCTCATCGAAATTTTTCAATTTCAGTTTCGCCATAAATTTAGGCAATCTTGCTAAACCACTATCAGGATCCTCTACATTAATAGGACTAGAATAATCGACATCGTTTACATCATAACCATATAGTTTTAGTAATTTATAAAAATGAGCTTTGTCTTGTTCATGTTCGAACTGAGCATTTTCATCAGTTAATACATCATCGTCAATAAATAGATCATTCATCAATAATTGCTCCGTTGTCTGAATTTATTAACATAATTCTTTCTAGAATAAAAGTCGAACAACTCAATCTCATCTTTGAAGATCAATAAACCGAAATTGAGCAAATGTTCATAAAATTTTACAATTCTCGAATTGAAAGTGGGGATATCAGTTAAAACTCGTTCGGATTTCCAATCTTTACACTTTAAGCAATTACAACCAGAACAAAGATAATAAATGTTTTCCATTACATTTTCACCATTAAATTCTCGATAATATGAATTTTCGAATACTTTATCATCGAATTTATCTTGAAAACCTAAGGAAATTATCAATTCACTAGCAAATGCTAAAGCATCAGAATATTCTTCTTTTCTATGCAATTCATTAGATTTAGCCATCATCATTTCTACTAATTCTTCAATAATACAATAAGCATACCATTTAATAATGACTTGATCTTCAGGTTTATTCAAATCTAAATTACGATGTAAATGCATAGAAGTCGTAGTATTATTATTTTGAATTGCAATGAAATTGTCCAATAATGCGTCTTGGGCATTAATAATTCCCTGAACTACACCTTTACTAATATCCATCTTATTTTTAGTTTCTTCACTTGTAACGTTCATTAAAGCACCCCATATCTTTTAAGTAAATCTATTGCTTTTATAATACCAAAAACTTCTTCTTGTTTATCACATGTCCAATCATAATGAATAATATTCATCTTTTTTTCATATAATTTATGACTATAATCAAGATATTTATCGATCAATTTGTCAATATTTTCTTTAATTCCTGCCATTTGTTCTCGATCACCCCAATTAGTAATAACCGATTTCGGTGGCATACAAAAGATAAATAAGTCTATTCTAGACAAAAATCTATTTACATCGATAAAATTAGTGTCCATTAAATCTACATTTCTTAATATCGGCCCATTTACAGACTCTTCTATTACCGAAAAACGATCGAAAATGAGATTAGACTTGGTTTTTTTAGCATTATTCAATGTAATATCTAGATAATCGAGATACTCTTGTGAAGTTTTACCTGCTCCTAAAGATCTAACATATTGAAAACCCAAATCTTTAATTTGATTAGCTAAAGTCGTTTTACCTGAATTATCGGGTCCAAAAATAACAATATTCATATTTGATTTACCCTATTAAAAGATATTTTCATCGAAATTCTTACGATAAGTATGCAATGAGAAAATGGTCTGTTGATAACTACCAACTTCGAAACCAAGTTCAGCAGCAACAAACTCCAATAATTTAATGCCCAGATAAACATCATTACAAAAATGAGTATATAAATCACAGCTTCGCATCACATTATGCATGTTCAATTTATCATTTCGATACTGGAAATGATAACCTAATGTACAGGGTACTCGACCAACACCACCCAACTTATTAGGGTCTTCATTCGGATCCCATACAGATAACCAACCTTGTCGCGTATTAGGATCATTTTCGAATGCTTTAATCAATTTATCTATTTGATTATTACGATTATATCTACCGTTATATGTATAACTCATCTTGCCATTTACTAAGAATTCCTCCCAAACATCATTTCTTAATTTATATGCTTCCCCTGGATTAAGATCTTTTTTACTGATTCTTTCTTCAAATTCGGCATCTGCCCAAGGTTGAGAAACATTAGTAATCTCATTAGATTTGGCATTTAGCAATACATAGGAGTAATTCTGGATTTCCTTAGTAATAAACATCGGATTACCATCGATTATCTTATTTTGCATCGATTTAGTCTTAATAGTTATACCATTTTCGGAAAGATCTCGCTTAATTTCATCATAAGCTTCGGACCAATTTGAATAAAATCTGGCCATATTTTAACCTCAATTTAAAAATAAATATAGTGAAATAATTCATATTTAAAACGATGAATAGGCATTCTTGATGTCCATTAAAATCAGTATAAACAAGATAATGAACGAATTAACGAAGATCTTTTGACTTTTAGTTTTTTGATTAAAAATTGTTGTTTCAGCTTTGACATATTAGAAAATACATCAAGATTTATGTTATGAGATAAAAGATAATCTGAAAGATTTGACCGGTGATGTTTATGTTTCGATATTAAATTGTATTCTTTTTTGAAATAATAATACTGTCTTTTAATCGTGTTATCTCGCCAAATAGTATATTTTTTAGCTAAACTGATGAATTTTTCTCGAGTAAAATCCGAATTTAGCATATTTAACTGCATTCTAAGATTCTTTTTGGAAAATCTCGGTCTATATTCAGTTAAAACAGAATAATCTTCTATATTATCTAATTCGGTTTGAAGTTTTTTAACCCTAGCAAGTTTTTCATAACATAGTCTGAACAGCGAATCATCTGAATGGTCTTTTTTGAATGAAATTGGATCATTTACTCGATAAGTCGCATAGTATTTTGCTGCTTTATAAAGATGAGCTACAGTATATTCGAATGGTATGTTTTCTTGTTTCAATAGATTGTTGTAACCTATTATGTTGATAGCTAACCTATCTACGAAACCACATAGATAATTGTGTCTATGACCACTCATTATGCTTTTAGTAGCTAAAACACGTGTATGTGGTACATTTTTATAACATTTAGCTGGTAAATTGAATTGTTTTAAGACACGATTGATTGAAAAAGGAAGATTTTCATTACAATTATAAGCTTTAGATCTATCATCGAAATATGTGCTCCAATCAATTTCATCATGAGTTATTATTTTATGATTGTCCCAGTTCAAATTATGTTTGAGATATACAGTTTTCCTTACATATTTAGATAAAACATAATCTAAACCCATTCGAGATAAAACATCACCAATATTAGCATAAATACCGATGTTATCATCATAAATCGAAGATTCTTCTGGTTTTACTGGTTTCCCATAAGTGAGTTGAAATAGATTCGAAATATATGACGTATCGAAATCTATATGACTATGAACTTCATATAGATCACCATTTTTAACATTTTCTGAATTTTCTTCGAAATTACTGATTTTACCAACTAAATATCTTATTCTGCCTTGTTTACTAACAACTCTTCTATATGTAACATTTTTATAAGGATAATCACTAATGATCAATTTATGAGATTCGACATAATGATGCCAGAACTCTTCTCGTTCACATTTAATTTCAAAAGGCAACGGATAAAATAACTTGCATTTATATCGACCACTACCAAAACTAGGGGATCTTACTACTTTTTTACCATATTTTGAAACTAAGTAATCATAAAATGATTTATCTGCCCAGTCAAAATCATAAACTAAATACTTGGTTTTATAATTATAATCCGGAAATTGTCTGAGAAATGGCAATCCTGCATTATAAATCTTTACTAAATCATCTACACTACTTAAACTAACTAGATAAGTATCACTAGAGATCCAAATCTTAGAATTTATCTTACTAAGCTTCTTATCTGAAAATACGTTAAATATATTTACGAATTCCACATATCAAATCTAATCAATATTAGAATTCATTTTCGTACACATTAAGATTGAAGAATAGACAAACCTTTTCTATCTTAGTACCCCCTCCTATAGGTTTTATACTATATAAAAAAAGATCCCCCCTCTCCCTACCCAACTATAATGTATCTATCGAGAAATATGTGGACTTTTTCCGATGTAAAAATCACTTGGTTTCTTACTTAGAGTAAGGACGGATCTGTTTTTAATGAAATGTTAAAATAAGTTTACAATTAAAATGTTGAGATTTATGTGAAATTGATCACTTGTGTTAGAAATAAAACCAGTTATCCGGATTTATATAATGGGGCTTATCTTTATATTGGTTTAATTGAAGTTTGATGCCACTTTTAGCTTGTTTTTTAATAATACCAAAATAACTATAGGTTTATTTAAAATACTGTCTAAAACAGGTGTTAAAATGAAAAATAAAGCTATCCTTTTAATTTAACATAAACATATGTATAATGACGTATTTATAATGACGTATTTATAATTAATTAGTAACTATATCGTAAAAAATATGAAAAGAGCTTAAACAGGCGTTAAAATGAAAAATAAAGCTATCTAGATAAAAAAGCCCGATTGTTTATATCGGGTTAGGGTTATATTCTTTTTAATTCCAGTATATCGTGATGTATTTGATGAATGTAAGAATTACCACCTAATTTTATATATACATCATAAAGGTCAAGGAAGTTTTGTAATTGGAATTCTGAAATATTTCCTCTGTCTCTAGATTTCTCCCATATTCTGGTTAAAGCATCTCTAGTATTGCATAATGCTTGTTCTTTCAATATAAAGATGTCAGTATTATTATGATTTTGTTTATTTTCTAATTCAGTTAATGCCAATTTCATGTCTTTTAACAAAACATCGTGTTCTTTAGACATAGCTGTGTTCGATTTCAATGTAGAGATAACCTCATTTACATCAGAATATAGTTTCTTTTTATTCTCCATGTCGGTGAATAAGCCAATTAATGCTTTTCGAAACGGTTTAATTATTAAAGCTAACATCCCTACAAAGGTAGTAACAGAACCAGCTATAATACCTATATAGCCACATACATTCGCTATAAAACTTAAAGCCATGTTATATATATCTAACTTTATCAGAGACTGATATTTTCCAACTTTGATTATATTTGAAGTAAAATTGGAGTATTTTTATGAATTTAGAAGATTTTATTAAATTATTGCCATTCAATTTGACTGAATCTGAGAGTAAATACCTATTATGTTCTGATATGATCTCTAAAACAATATCCATAGATAAAAGACAATCTGGTCTAAGTACAATAATGCAGATTTTAATCATGTTTAATATGTTGAAAGGGGGTAATAGTGTATTATTTGTGAATGATTTTAAGAACGGGGAGTATTTTATAAATCAACTTATGAAATTATACTATTCTATGAAACCTTTTGCCAATTTCAAGTTTCAGAAATATAGTGTGATAGGTTATAATTCTAGATTAGATTTATGTTTGATTAAGAATAACGATCAACTTAGAGGTAAAACTTTTTCTTTTGCTTATATAGATGATGCTGATTTAGGGAAGTATAATGATATAATGGATATTTATTTTGCGTTGAGAACTTGTCCGATTAAGATCAATGTTAATATCGATCAACCCCATTCTAGTTTTATAAAAAATTATATTAAAGATAATATGTTTAGTTTGACTGATATGAATTTGAATATTTTACGGGAAATAAATAGAGTATGAAAAAATATGATGAAAATGCAATTAAAGTATTAGTGGGTCTAGATGCAGTCAGAAAACGTTCCGATATGTATCTTGGCAGTACTACAGGGAAGCAATCTACAGCTTTATATAGAATGTTTCGTGAAATTTTGGACAATTCGCTAGATGAATACTTAATTAAATCAAATTATAATATCGATATATTTTACGATAAAAACACTAATTATGTAACAATTATCGACAATGGTCGTGGTGTTCCAACTGGTAAAAATAAAGAATCAGGGAAGAGCACAATGGAGATTGTATTTGGTGAATTACATAGTTCGGGTAAGTTCGATCATGAATCATATTCTATGAGTTCTGGTAAGAATGGTGTAGGTAGTTCATGCACTAATGCTCTTTCAGATCATTTTTATGCTTATAGTAATAATAATTCGGAACATAAATGGTATAGTGTAGAATTTAGTAAAGGGAAACTAGTTTCTAGCCAATTTTCAGATCCTGATAAGAATCTGATTAAATATGTTAAAAACACAGGTACGATAGTAAAATATATTCCTGATACTACTATATTCTTAGATGGTATAAATCTAGATTTACATAGGGTAAAAAGAGAATTAACCGATCTTAAATATCTATGTCCAAAACTTCATTTGACTTTGCATGAAAATGAAGATGTTACTGATTATTATTCCGAATCTGGTCTAGCTGCACTAGTTGGCCCAGGTGATGTTTTTACATTTACTAATGATGATATGGAAGTCGCACTCAATTTCACTAAAAATGAAGGTTCAGATTTCAAATCATACGTAAACTTATGTAATACTGATATGGGAGGAACTCATTTATTAGGTTTGAAAACTGTCATTTGTGAGGTTTTGAAGACTTATTCAGAATTAAAATTGGCTAATCTCGATCTATTAGAAGGTATAATTGGTGCTATACACTATAAAATGGCAGAACCACAGTATCAATCACAGACTAAAAATGAATTATGTTCTAGCATAGCTAAAACTAATGTTATTGATACTTTAACTAAACCATTGACTAAATTTTTCGAAAAAAATGAAAGTTTGAGAAAAAGAATCATCGTTTATGCCGAAAAGATGTTCGCAGAACGAGAAAAGATGAAAGCTAATAAAGATCTGCTTAAAAATCTAAAAGATCTGAATAATTCATTATATCATATATCGGATAAATTTCTAGATGCCGATCGTAGAAAATATAATACCGAAGATCTAGAAATGTTCATTGTAGAAGGCGATAGTGCCGGCGGTCACTTCAAACAAGCTCGTTCAGCAAATCAAGCCGAGTTGAAAATAAGAGGAAAGATCATTAACTCAGAACGAGCTACTTATGAAAACTTATTTGGTAATTCGAAAGATAAAGATTCCGGAAATAAAGAGATAAAAGACTTAATAACAGCTCTTGGTTGTGGCATACTAGACCAATATGACGAAACTAAATTAAGATTCAAAAAAGTAATCATCCTATCCGATGCCGATGTAGATGGTGAACATATCGCATTGCTATTAATATCGTTTTTCGTAAATTATGTACCAGATTTGATTAAAAATGGTCATTTATATCTTATTAAAGCTCCTCTATTCATCGGAAATGCTGCAAATTATAAGAATAAAGGCATGACGAGAAAAGAAATCGATAATGATATGAAGAATCATAATATCAAAAATTATACGGTTTCTAGACTTAAAGGCTGGGGAGAAACTTCACCTACTCAATTACACGAATTATGCTTAAATCCTGATACCAGAATATTAGTTAATGTAAAATGGAACGACGATTGTAAAGAAGTTTTACATAATACAATGGGAAGTGATAGTGCTTATAGAAAAGGACTATTAAATATCTGAAAAAACCGAGCTTTTAAGCTCGGTATTTTTATTTTTTCTTAAATATTTCGTGAATTGGATTACCAAATATTCTTTTGGCTTCGGTTTGTGTGATAACCGGCATTCTTCCTCTCGGATCCCCATTAGTATCATCCCCACTAATTTTTGGTACTCCAATCTTATGAGAATGATCCGAATCTTCTAATATTTCACCTATTTTTTGATTTATTATCTGATGTTTGTGTGAATGACCACAGTTAGGTGCACCAGACCAACCATTTCCATTAGAATCCAGATAATAATAATGATAATGCGGCATAACATTAGGGGCATTATCTATGCTGGTTTCCAAAACACCATACATCATAGTTTCTTCTGAAATTTCATTCATGATAGGTTTAATATAGATAGTACAATCTCCATCGGGAATATCATCGGTTTGAAGATTCATAGCAAATTCTTTCTCACTATCGAAATTAAGTTGATCTATAAAAGATTCCCAATCTCTAGAACAATCCTTTACTAGAGCTTCGTATTCGGAAGAACTATATGATTCACTATCGGGTAAAAACGAACCGCTTACTTCAAAATGAACATAACTAGTACCATTTTTAACTCCAGTCTCGAATTTTGTTATATCACAACCATTACTTGTTAAATAACTTGCTATACTTCTTTTAAGAAAAGCTATATAATTCGGAGAGAAATCCGAAATTTCAGATAATACAATCATAATTAAACCTCGTTTTTACTTTAATATATATGAATGTGTTCATGAAGAATGAAAATCTCCGAGGTATACATGACAATATAGAAATGTCAAGTGAAGATAATTTGAATTTTGCTAAATGTATGAGCGATATTTTTGAATTTTCTAGATATTTCTACATCATCATGGCCGGCATAGGTTTTGCCCCTATAAAACTCAGAGAATATCAAACCAGAGTGATAAAAGCTCTAGTTACTAAAGTCGAAGGCAAAAACAATAGAATCATAATGCAAGGTAGACAAACTGGAAAAACTACCATAGCATCATTATATCTACTCTGGTTATTCCTTTTTGAAAAAGACAAAACGTTCGCCATATTAGCAAACAAAGAAGATCAAGCTCTTGAAATCATGAATAGAATTCAAAATGCTTATCTGAAATTACCACTATGGTTACAATGCCCAGTATTAAACTGGACTCAATCAAAAATCGTATTGTCTAACGGGAACACAATGTTCACTGCTGCTTCTAGCAGTGATTCTATCCGCGGTAAATCGGTATCATATATGCTAGTTGACGAATTTGCTCACCTAGATGGTTCTGTAGCTAAAAAGTTCATGGATTCGGTATTCCCTACTCAAGCAGCTGATCCGGATGCTAAACTCATATTGATCTCAACACCTAATGGAACTAATCAGTTCTATGATACATGGCAAAAAGCTAGAGCTGGCATCAACTCGTTCATTCCGATCATGGTCCAATGGTATGAAGTTCCTGGCAGAGATGAAAAATTCAAAGAACGTATAATCAAAGACAACGGAATAAGACACTTTATGCAAGAATATGCTTGCGTAGATGGTGATTCTGTCGTAAAAGTTAGAAATAAGGAAAATAATGCTGTTTTTGAGATAAAAACGAGAGATTTATATCATGAATTATCATTAGTGGATTAAGTCATCCAGAATAAGAGTACAAACTTTCATATATTTACAATATGAGATGTGAGATATGTTTAAGAGAATTCAGTCCTAATGGTTTAGCTGCCCATATAGAGAACAGTCATAAAGAAATAAATGTTAAAGATTATTATGACAAATATCTTCGAAAAGAAAACGAAGGTAAATGTAAGATATGTGGAAAACCAACTAGATTCAAGGGTTTTAGAGGGTATTCTAAATATTGTTCGATGAAATGTGTTTGGCATGATAAAGATATAGTAAAGAAGAGAAATTCACATACAGATTTTGACAAAGCATCTAAAAAAGCAAGTTTTGTAAAGTTTGCAAAATATGGGAGTGGTATTAGCGAGTCTGAGAGATATCGTAGAATTGAAAGATCTAAAGCTAATTTGTCCCGTATTTTGAGTGAAAATCATTGTGAATTGATAGATATAGTTCTGAAAAATGGTAAGATTTATTCAGTTAAGTATCGTTGTTCTATATGTAATTCCGAGTATACAAGGGTAAGAAGTGGAATTGACCGAAATTATCGAGATGGAAAGGGCGGATTTTGTCCTAATTGTTCACCTAAGTATAGTAATCCAGAAGGAGAGATTTACAATTATATCAAATCTATCTATTCCGGTTCGATCATTATGCATGACCGGAAGTGTTTAGCTGGACATGAATTAGATATCTTCATACCCGATGTTAATATCGCAATAGAATATGACAGTTTTCATTTTCACGATGAAAATCATGTAACTAAGTTTTATCATATAGAAAAAACAGAAGCTTGTTTAGCTAAAAATATCAAGTTGATCCATATATTCGAAGATGAGTGGCGAGATCGAAAAGATATCGTTAAGTCTAGACTTTCTGGATTTTTTCACAAAAACAAGGTAATCTATGCAAGGAAAACTGAGTTTAGAGTTGTTTCTCATCAAAATGCTAAAGAATTTCTAATAGAGAATCACATACAAGGATATTGTATTTCTAAAATAAGATATGGTTTATATCTAAAAGATGAATTAGTTGCCTTGATGACTTTTGGTAAGTCTAGATTTTCCGATGAATTCGAGATGTTACGTTTCTGTAATAAGAAATATACTAATGTGGTAGGTGGAGCTAGTAAATTGATTAAACATGCCGGATTATCTTTCGTAACTTATGCTGATAGAAGATGGTCTAATGGTGATTTATATCGTAAATTGGGAATGAAGTTTCTAGGAAAAACAGAGCCGAATTATCATTATATTGTTAAACACAGATTAGAAAGTAGGTTCAAATATCAAAAACACAAGCTTATTTTAGCCGGATTCGATCCAAATCTTTCCGAACATGATATTATGAAAAAACTAGAAATTTTCAGGATATATGACTCTGGTATGTTGAAATTTTCATATAATAGCTAAAAAATAAAAAATACTTTGGAAATTTAGTAGAATAATGTTATAATAATATGTATATTTCGTCTGGCATTAAGCCAATAAATCTATAAGGAGAGTATTATATGAAAAAACTATTAATCGCATTATCCCTGCTTGCATGCGTATGCATGGCGGAACAATTCACGCGGACATACAAGACCGCTGTCGTATGCGGCACACACGAAGACACAACGTGCCAAATTAAAGGTACTGACATACCGGTTATCTTTAATTATGGAGGAAACGCCGGTGTAATTTTGTTCCCCCAATCTACTGGTTCTGTAAAACTGACGCCTTATGGTAACAAGGATACTAGTACCAATGACAATGGTGTCGACTTACAGGAATACTCCTTCGTTGATAATGACGGTGACCTAGGATCCTATACGTTCTGGGATGGCGGGCTGATTATCCAGTATAATGTAGGAGTTCAAATAATCATGATGGTATGCCCATCTACTAACATGTGTCCTTGTTATTCATTCGCTAATTCATGGTGCCATTGATTATATTCTTTATTTGAGAAATCGATAATGAATAATATCTCATATTACTAGTTCTAGAATGAGTTTATAAATGCATTACGCATAATGTAACGCATTTGGCTTTATATATTAAATGTAACTTATTATTTACATATTTTTAATCATTATTTATTTAGAAAACATGAATATATTATTATATTTTCACTGTTAAATCTATTTAAACTTCTACTAAGGACCTAAATATGACAAAGACTGGAATCAAAAAAGACTATTATTCATCAGGCGAACTGATGAAAGAGACTCCATTTGTAAATGGAATGATGAATGGTGTTCAGAAATGCTATTTCACATCCGGCAATCTGATGTATGAGATTCCTTATGTAGATGGAAAAGAAAACGGTATTAAGACCGAATATTATTCATCTGGTGAAATTATGTATGAGACTCCTTATGTAGATGGAAAACCGACTGGAATTCGTAAGGACTATGATGAATCTGGTAATCTGGTACGTAAGACTAAAGTGAGTGAGTTAATTAAAAAAAACGTAATTAGGAAATAATACTATGAATCTTACTATTGAAGAATTCATCTCTATTGCCGGCTGCTATGGAGATATACATAAAGAAGATGATGGTTATTCTTGTTATGTTCCAGTGTGTAAGACATTTGGGTGGAAACTTAATTATTATAACTTATCTAATAGACTAAGCATATCAGCTGTAGTTAACGATGGATCTAAAGCGGAATCAGAATCTATATTTACAGATTTCGGCACCAACAAAGAAAGATTGCTAAAGTCTCTATCAGTATTGAACGGAATTCATCACGATTTAGCTGTTATATTTTAAAATGCTTATTGGTATTTAACAAAAATTAAAGCCATAACATAAAAGGATTCTCTTTATGATTAATACTTTATTAAAAGAGATAGAAAATTTTATAAAATCCCGAATAATAAATACAGAATTTACAGTTATTAAGTTAAAGAATTCTATTATAATTGAATCGAATAAAGCAGAATCTAGCTTAAAGATTTCATTTTGTAAAGAAACTGTAAACATCAGAGTTTATGGTAAATGTAAAAAATTTCTGCTCGAATCAAACAGTGGATGGAGTATCACATATAAAAGCATAGAAGAAAATAGAAATTTCTTTGAGCAATTATTATTTTACTCGAATATTAGTATATCTTCATTCTTATATTCGTGTGAAGAAGTATGTGGCAATAAGTAAAGAAAAAACTATATTGTATAAGTATTAAAGGAGATTAATATGGCAGAACTAACACTTGAAGAAGCTAGAAAGATCTATTCCGAATCGGATTCATTGAAAGATTTAATGCTTACTAAGTTTACCAAGGCCGAACTGGAAAAGCACGAAGTTACTCAAGCTGAATTCGATAAAAAATTCATCGAACTACTCGGTCAATGTACAAAAACAGTATTTCTTAATGCTAATGGATTAATAAGCGACCTTCCTACTAACCGGATAGAACTAAGAAATAAAGATAATGAATGGCTGTTCGATATCTGTTTCACTGGAAATGAAAAGCATTTCTGGGTAAATTCATATAGAGTATGGAACATTTTAGCCAATGAGTTTCATCTACAAGATGATGATATTCAGCTACTTACGAAAAACCAGATGAAAAAACTGTTCGGATTAGATGAGAAGATTATAACTTGAAAATAAATGGGGTCTATTTATAGAGAAGTGCCAAGAAAAATCCCATGATTTAGCATGGTGATATGAATTGGTACTAAAATTTCATAAAAAGCAAAAATTGAAGAATAAAAATTATAAATATAATATAGATATGGTTTACAAAGTGACGATTGTTTACTATATTTAAGATAAATTTAACATTATTGGGCTTGTTACCATTTCGCTCGTCACTTTAGATTTGGTAACTCGCCTTTTCTATATGGAGTGACGACCATGAACATAGAATATCATTCAAAAGCACATAGCAAATTTTTACTCATATTTCACTTAATTTTAGTATGCAAATATAGAAAGAAACTTCTTTCAGATTCAAATATATCAAGAAAAATTAAAGAACTAAGTGAAGAAATATGTAATAGACATAATACTAACATATTAAAAATGGAAACTGGCAAAGACCATATACACTATATGTTAGAAATAATACCAAATACGAATTTAGCAGATTTAGTTAAAACTATTAAATCTTATACTACTTTTCATATATGGTCATGTTTTCAAAATAAGCTTTCAAAAGAATTTTGGAAAGAACATACATTTTGGACAGATGGATATTTCTTAACATCTATTGGTAATGTATCACAAAAAGTTCTTGAATCATATATAGAAAATCAGGGATAATATGAAGAAAGGTCTAAACATAAGATTATATCCAAATATAGTTCAGCAAAAGTTGGCAGAAAAGACTTTTGGTGCTACTCGCTTTGTATATAATCACGTTTTAGGCTTAAAGAAAGAATTATGGGAAGAATATAGATTATCATTTACACCAAATTTAAAGTCCTTTAAAGAAGAATGGAATTTTCTGACTAAAGTTCCAAGTCAAGCACTAGCAAATTCTTATATGGATTGTCTAAATTCTTTTAAGAATTTCTTTAATGGGAAAAGGGGTAAAACTAATAATAAACAAAAATATCCAAAATTCCATAAGAAAGGAAAATCTAAAGATAGTTTTAGGATTGCTTGCACTTATAACAAGAAAAGTATTGGTGATATACGAATTTTAGACAAAAATCATATTCAAATACCTAAGTTTGGAAAAATGAAATTTGCTGGATATGATAGTTTAGATTGGTCTAAAATCCACATCTATAACGTGACTATTTCTAAATCACATTGTGGTAATTACTATGCTTCTATCTGTGCAGAATTAGATGAACCAGAGTATATTGAACCAAAATTTAAAGAAACTGCATTTGATTTAGGTTTGAAAGATTTTGCTATTTTTGATGATGGAACTGTAGAAAACAATCCAAGGTATTTTAGAAAATCACAAAAACAATTAGCAAAAGCACAACGAAAACTAAGTCATTGTGTTAAAGGTTCAAATGGATATAAGAAACAAAAAATAAAAGTAGCAAAGATACATGAAAAAGTAAGAAATCAAAGAAAAGATTTTCAACATAAAGTTAGTTCAAGAATAATTATTGAAAACCAAAATATCTATTCTGAAAATCTAAAGCCTTCTAATATGTTGAAAAATCATAAACTAGCTAAATCTATTCAAGATGCAGCATTTGGTAGTTTCTGTAATATGGTTAGTTACAAATCACTAATATATCATAGAAATTACATTAAAATCGGTACATTCTTTCCATCATCTAAACTATGCCATTGCTGTGGTTTTAAGTACAATGGATTAAGTTTAGACGAAAGATTCTGGAAATGTCCAGATTGTGGAGAACTACTAGATAGAGATGAAAATGCGGCTTTGAATATACTAAAAGAAGGTCAAAGAATTTTTAATAGTACGGTAGGAAATACCGAATCTCTAGGTCAATATCCTAGTAAGCCGATTGCTACTGGTTTGAATACAAACCTTGAGTCGGAACTGTTGTCAAATCCTTCAATAGAAGGTCCTCTGCTTTAGCAGAGCGACAGGTTTCACAATTACTCAAATACTGATTCTACTATTACAGTATTGGCACTTCGGAGACCCTCTAGAATTCATTTTAACCCTGATTTAAGAGCTTATATCTTAATAACTAGATAGATCTAGGTAGAACTGTAGCTTAAACAGGATCTAAATATGAGGACAAAACACCGATTTCATCCTCGAATAGATGATAATAAGAGGACAAAACCCCGATTTCATACTCGAATATCGAAACTTTCTAAAAATATTATAGCAGATTCCACTTCGATTATCTTATGTTGAATCAGAACACTTTAGTTTTATTGAGTTAAATTAGTTCATTAATAAAGCCGAACATATATTTCTCATAGATTTCATTTTCTAAAACTCGTTCGATATCCGAATTAATTTCTTTTACTGGTCTATTAGTATCTAAATTCACGTTATTTGGTAAAATTTCTACATTATTTGATGTTTTTGAAACTATAATGCTTTTATTTAGATCACCTATTCTAAAATTCATAATATAATTATCATCGGTTTCCACATTATTTATGTCATAATCAATTTTGAAATAATTGAAAATAGCATTAGCTAAAGCCAAATTATTTTTTCTTATATCTAGTTCATCCGATAATGATTGCATATTTTTATATATTATTTGATATGAATCTAGTAGATGTGAAACAATATATTAACGATTGTAAAAAATCTGGTGAATTAATCAAACTGAATGAGTTATCACATTATCTTGATAATATAATTGAAACTATGGGTTGTATTAAATATCCAATGTGTCCATATCATGAAAAATGCAGAAAATTACAGTATTGTGGTAAGGATTCTTGGGAAAAAGGAAATAAACATGGAAACTGATATCTGGGTAGAAAAATATAGGCCAAAGATATTAAAAGCAGTAATTTTGCCTGAAAAATTGACTACATATTTCGAAAACATGATTAAAAGTGGAGAATCTCGAAATTTATTGCTATATAGTCAAAAAAGTGGAACTGGCAAGACTACTATGGCTAAGGTTTTAGCTTATGAACTTGGAGCTGAACCCTTTTATGTAAATGCCTCGAATACAAACATTGAAACATTAAAGACAGATATTTCTAATTATGCTAGATATAAATCTTTAGATAACAAACCCAAGATCGTTATTCTAGATGAAGCTGATGGATTATCTATGCAGTTTCAAAAGCCTTGAGAGCATTCATAGAAGAAAATGTTGGTAATTGTAGGTTCATTTTAACTGCAAATACGATCACCGGAATTATAGAACCATTACGAAAAGGTCGAACTTTACCAATTTCTTTCGATATGAGTAAAATAGAATATCGTGAAGAAATGAATCGAAAGATACTTAGCAGATGCAAGTTGATTCTTGAAAACGAACATGTTAAATATGATGAACCCGCACTTATATCGGTTATAAACAAGTATTATCCCGAAATCAGGATGATCATTGGTACATTGCAGATGATGTTTGAAACTGATGGTGAAATAATCAAAACCGATTTAACTAATAGGGATACATCATTTATAACACATGCTTTGAAATTAGGTAAAATTGATGAAGCTAGACAATTCGTATGCAGCAATATGTTGGATTATAACCCAGTTATGTATGAATTATATCGTCATTATATTCCAGATTTGCCAGAAAAACTTAGAGCACAAGCTTATATCTTAGTTAGTGAATATCTATATCGTTGTGATTTAGGTAGTAGTATGCCAGAAAGTCATATTACAGCTCTGTTTTATTCATTGGTTAATCTTAAATGAACTTCGATATATTTAAGTATTTAGAATGTTCTGATCCAATATATTCTGATTTCGATAATTTACCAGAAGATGTTAAAAAAGGGTATTCTCAGTTTATTTTGAATAGGATGATCGGATCAATGCCATTCTATTTGACCGACATTGAGCAAATAACTCAATATAAACTTCCAGATTTTGTACATTATAATTATTTATATTGTATTTTGAGAAAACAACATCATTATTTTAATCTTAAATTATATAAGACAGAAAAAGATGATACGTTGACTTATATTTGTAAAGAATTTCAAATCGGTTTAAGAGATGCTAGATATTATAAAAAGCGTCTAAACCGAGATCAATTGAAGTTCATAATTAACAAGTGGAAACAGGAGTAAAAATCAAATGAAAAACTTAAAAGTTTCAGTTTTTATAACGGATCCTTCTATGGGTAATGAACAACGAAAGAGTCTGGAACATGACTTCGGAGAATTCATTATAAACATGGATTTTCCATCATTTTCAGATCTGAACACTAAAGTTTTAGAATTATATAAAGATAGTTTGAATTCGGATAAAAATTATTATAATATGAAAATAAACTATGCTATTAAAGAATTTAATGATGATGCCCAAATTAGCATCAATGAAAAATATGGATGTTATTCAAAATTTTTGAAATATCAAATCGATTTTGTCTAAATTATCCTATATTTTAAACTGAGTTTTAATAATGACTAAAAAAGATAAATTAAATCTTTCATATTATATTAGAGAGTTCAATCTCGAAAATGATATGCGGTTAAATTTAGATCTCGAAAATTCTCATTTAATTGAAAAATTACCGGGCAAGTATATTTATATTAAAATAGATGTGCCTAATATGGGAAGTTTTGAAAGTTTAGGACAGAAAATGAATAAATTGGAAGATTTTTTAATCACAAAATTAGGTAAACCTGTCCAATTCGATGGAGAAGGCGGACTAATTATAACACTGGAGTGAAAAATGCAATCACAGTTAAAGATCTATCACATCAACGACGAAAAGACTGAAGTTGGAACCTTTGATATTTTAGTCCATTTCCGTCATTCTAAACCGAAGAAGAATGCTAAACGTTATACGGAATGTGAAATTATCGTTAAACGGGATGGTAAAGACGAGATGTCTTTCTCGGATTTTGCCCGTTGCATGCCACAAGATAACTTCATTAAAGAAACAGGTCGTCGTATTAGTTTCGTACATTGTATCGATAAGATGGCGGCTTATTTCGGCATGCATAATCGAGTTATTGACACTAAGTCTCTCATCGATATAACTCATAAACTTAATTTCACAGAAAAAGATCTCTTTAACGAAATCGCATAAATAAAACTCAAAACTAACAATTTTGAGTTATTTTCAAGAAGATCTTGTTTGATAAGAATGAATTATATTAGAAAGGTAGGTAAAACATGACTAATGTGCTATTATTTTACACAATTATTATGTCTTGTTTGATTGTTATGCCTATTGGTATAGCTATAGCAACTGGTAAATTTAATATCGTTTCTTTTTTATCGATAGTTCTAGGAATAGCTTTAGCAATAATTATTATGGATTCGGCAGTAAATCGATATGATAATCTAGAAGAAATTCTTAAAAATTATGCTAAAGTCAATGCTGATCTTAATAAATCTTATAATCCACATACTTTGAAAGAGTGTCTTAGTTATAGTAATCAGGTTAAATATGATATCTCTTATCAATTTTCGGATATTATAAATTATATTCCGAAAAATTGTAAAATCTATAAAAAATAAGGTTATAAGAAAAGACTAAAATAGTGAAATATTATGAATAATAACTTATAAATATACAATTTTATACTATATTAAACACATATTTTACAATTTACATATTTTAATGTGTAATTAATAATGGAGTTTGAAATGGCAGAATTAACAAAAAATGAAGCTCGTATGCTTTATGAAATAAACAATACAAACTTAACAGAGTTTCTCAAAACTAAGTTCAATCTAAAAGAGTTACAAGAAAAAACTATAGATCAGATTACTTTCGATAAAAAGTTTATAAATATGCTCAAAAATTGCGATGAATGGTGGTTCATGGATGATAAAAACCATTTATCAGCAATACCTACTAGTCATTTGCAATTAAACAATCACGGTTTTTGGTATTTCAATATCCAATTCACAGGTGAAAATAAACATTTTCTGGTGAGTCATTTTGCAAAGGTTGATATTAGAGAAACATTCGAATTAACCGATGACGAAATACTAAACTTCATAATGAATTACATCAAAAAACACTTAGAATTAGATGTCAAACCTACATTTCAAGTATGGTAAAAGATGAGAATTAGTGATAAAATTAGACTATCTAAGTACAAAAAATCACGTTTATTTATACTAGGAAATGATATTGATAAAATACCATCTACAGAAATATTCATGAAAAACATGTTAACCTGTATAACACAAGAAGAATTTGATGAAATATTTCAAAATATTCTAGAGAAATACAATTTAAAACGTAATGATTATATGAGGATAGCTGAAAATATCAAAGTTAGTAATCGTATTGAATTAAGAAATGATAAAAATGAATGTCTATTTTATATCCAGTATTTAGATATTCTACATTTTTATGTAAATTACAAACGTATATTTGCCCCTATTATGAAAAAATATAACATACCTGGAAAAGAATTATACAATATGATTGATCGTTTCGTAAATACTAAATTCCAAATTCACTGCGAAATTGGCATATTTTAAGGAGAAATTATGACACAAGACAAGTTCGATTCCATTTTAGAAAACATTTTCAAATTATGCAATAAAAAAATATTCGTTGATGAATCAGACAAATATACAGAATTTCCTACTAATCGTATCGAATTAAGAAATTACAAAAACGAATGGCTATTCGATATCCAGTATATAGGGGATAAACATTTCTGGGTATCTAGTTTGGTATGGGATATTTTAGAAGATAAATACTCATTAAATTATAAAGAAATCAGAATGCTAATGAAAAAAAATATGAAAAAAATATTCGGTAATAATAATATCATTCCACAATAATGTTAAATGAAATACACTGAAAAGTATCTAAATAATTATGAAAAAACAAATATAATATATTTTTCAATAGATAAAGACTGGTAATGGTATTTTTTATAAACGAAACAATTCATCGAATTTTATAAAAATATAATGTATTCTCAGACAAATAAACTGAGTTTTTTTCGAATGAAAATATAGAATCTGGAATTATCATAAAGATCCGGTATAAGCTCCTATTTTTCTCCACCAATATAGTTATTAAGATATTATGAAATAAGCTCTTAAATCTTGGTTTATGTGCATTATACAGGGTATTCTATAA